TCTTCTTTTTTAGAATTAATATACTTTATATGATCGTGTGAAATATTTTGAAAACACTTATCACATTGAACTTCATCAACGGAGTTCATTTTCATTAATTCTTTTTTCAAAAGATCAAGATCTTTACTTATTTCAATGTGTTTTATTTGAAAATTTCCAAGTTTACCATCGATTTTTTTCCAAGCATCTTCTAATTTTAAATATTGATTCTGTAATTCGTCAATATTTTGATTTTCTGGCAATTCTTCAATTTTTATTTTAATATTTTGAATTTTATTTGTAATTTCTTCCTTGCGTGTGTTTAAGAGTTGAGTTCTTTCTTCTATTTGTTTCTTAATATCATCAAATTGTTTTTGATAAGTGGCGATAGATGTTTTTAATTCTTCGACACGTGCTAAAGATACACTCATATCGTTTTTATTTTCACTTATATATTTTTTAAGATCTTTCAACATCAAACCAAATATTTCAATGTTGAAAATATCCTCAATAAATTTTCTTTTTTCAGCAGCATTCTTCAACATGAATGGTGTTGTGTCACTCAATGTCATTATATCACAACTTTTATGGATAATTGGGTTGGTTCCCAATAAATCACAAATATATTTGTTGGTATTTGCGATACTATCTCTGGTAATATCTTCATCACCTTTCCAAAGTTCAACTTTGGTTGGCTTTACCTGTCTGATAATTTTATAAGATTGTGTATTTTCAGTAGTTTCAACATCAAATTGCAATTCAATGCGTCCTTTACCTTTAGTTATATTGTTTACAATATATTCATTCTTAATTTTTCCAATAGTTTCACCAAACAAAGCATAAAAATATGCAGACATGAGTGAACTTTTACCAACTGCATTTTTTCTTTCAGGATTATCGATATTTTGTCCAGTTATAAGGTTCAGACCTTCTTTAAATTCTATTTCTATAGCATCATTTCCAATACTGAGAAAGTTTTGAACAATTATTTTTTTATATTTTATTTTTTTCATATAAATCTTCGTTAATTTTTTTAATTCTGGTTAATTGATCATCATCTAATCCCAATTGATCATAAAATTCTTCAAACATTTCTTTAATATCAATAGAATCTATATTTTCTACATCGTTTAAGGTCTTTGAATTCACATTATATTCAAAAGATATCTGCCAAGGATTATAACTTTTGAATATATTTGATATTTTGGTAAATTCTTCTTCTGATAATTCGGAATCAACGATCAATTTGATGATATTATTTTCAATATCCGATTCTTCATATGATTCATATTCACTCAAAGCTAGTTTTATGAAACGAGGAGATACAGTATTTTCAAAAAATTCAATAGATCCATCTTCAATATCTAAAATATGGTATCCTTTTGTGTTGTTTTGGTCACTAAAGTCTAAAGGAAAACAACTACCAACATAGTATATCGAACCTTCGTTGTATTTTTTACTATTTCTATTGTGAAAATGACCAGAAAATACGGCATTCGTCTTCTCAATTAGTATATCAACTGGGTTTAATCCATGATTACATACTGTATAATTGTTCATTTTGAATGTTTGTATCTCAAAATGCCCAAAAATGTAGTCATATTTGCTGTTTGGGATATCATTATTCCATGGAACAAACAAAAAACGCTTATTAAAAGCTTCAAATTCTAAATTTTTATCAATCAATGTGATATTTTCATGCCCTTTCATCATTCCAAGACTATGAACATCACTTCTGTTCTTATAATATGCATCATGATTTCCAATAATCATGAAAACGTTAAATTTTTTAAACTTTTCTATAATTTTAGAAGCAACGTGTATAGTTTGAACACTAATTTCGCTTCTATTATCAAAAAAATCACCCAAAAAGAATATATCTTTTATTTTTTTCTGATTTAATTCATCAACAATCCAATCAGCCCACGTTAAAGCTGTTTCGTGCCATTTTTCAGAATTTCCATATATTCCTAAATGAAGATCACTGAATATTGCAACTTTAGTCTTTTTAATCATATTATTAGTTTGAAAAATCGTATTGTTCATCATCATCAGAAAAACCTGATGGTTTGGTATATACATTTCCTTCAGATTCAATCATATTTTGCTCATAAAGCATTTGTTTATACTCTTGTAAACCTTCATGTTGCTTGTTTTCTTTCTTTATTCGGTTAGTAAACGCATTCCAAGCTATTTGATTGAAATAACTAAATGGATTATAACCAGAATCCATGTTATACTTCTTTCCTTCCAACGCTGAATACATTTTTATAACAGCATCTCCTACCATTTCTTCTTTCCAAGACTTTGTATAATTAATAAATCTCCAATTATAACTCAAACCCTCCGCTATTTTAACTATATTGATAGCTAATTCATCTGTCATCCTATCACTGTCGTAATACTCTTGTATCTGTCTTTTAAAATCATTGGAGTTTACGTATATACTTGCTTTTATTTCTGGATTAATTTTCATAAATCTATTTCTATTTCTTTATATGGTATCTGTTCATCGTCGTAAATTTGTTTTCTTTCTTCAGCGTGGTTTGTCGAGTATTTTAAATTATCATATATATCAAAAATAACAAGTTTGGACTTGTTTTCATGCAATCTCAACCCTCTACCTATTCCTTGTACGATACGAACGAAGCTTTTCCCGCCAGATGCAAACACAATATTGTGCAAATTTTTAATATTTATACCTGTTGAAAATATACTACTCATTGCAATACACACTATGTTATCACAAACTTCCATATTTGCAATAACTTCAACTCTTTCGTTCAAATCAACCTCGCCTTTTATAAAAACTACACTCTTATCTTTCAACACATTCAAAGATTTTAGAAGTGCTTCCCCGTGTTCAAGGTGATTTACCAATATTAATGTATTGTTTGGTATCTTAGAAACTATTTTATATATGATATTATTTCTTTTTTCAGAATTGTATATATAAGATAACTCTATATTATAATCTTCTGTTGGAGTTTTATCTTTATTTTTATTTTTTTTAGGAATATCTGATGAAGAATGGTTCAATAAAATCATTTTAACCACCACATCAGTTAAAATATTTTCGTCTCTGAGTTCTTTACTGTTCTTTTCAAACAATAATGGACCAAATGTACCTAATATTTTCCACACATCATATTGATCTTTTGGAAAAGTGCCTGTGAAACCGAAACGGTTCGGTGTTTTTATTTTTGTGATGAGCTTTGATATTTTACTAGTGCCAGTACATCTATGACATTCATCTACTATTAACAAATCTACATCTTTGATCCATGAATTATCATCAAATTTGGATACTAAATTTTCAGAATTGACTATTATTACATCGGTATTTTCTAATTTATTAGTTCCAGTCCATCCCGAATATGAAAAATTAACTTTGTAAGATTCATCTTTTTGAAGTTGTGATACAAGAGAAATTCCAGGTACTACAACCAACACTTTGTATGTTTGCTTTGGTCTATTTGCCCAAAAGTTTTCAATCAATGATGCTATACAAAAACTTTTACCAGAACCTGTAGCACTTTTTATTGTACCTCGTCCATATTTCAAACACAATTTCACAATTTCCATTTGAAAGTCTCTATGAGGAAATGCAAAACCATCAAATACTGTTGTTGTTTTTATACCACAACTTAAAAATTGTTTAAATTCTTCAGTATATTCAATATTTGTATATTGTTCTTGTATTAAGATATTGATTATCTCTTTATAAAGACCGAAATCGAATTTTCCAGATTTATCAATTGCATATTTTCTATCTGGAATTTTTCTTCCGTACTTTTTTGCAAATTTTGCAGCGTCATTCTTGACACTGAATTTATTTTTTACGCAATAAAACGTGGCCTGATCACAAATAATCTGGCCTTTGTTTGTTTTTGCATCGTAATGCAATTTAATCAAAATTAATTAATAAGTGGAAATATCCACTTTTCATTAATTCAAATTCCTTTATGTGTGGAACTTCTATCATCCTTCTTGCAATTGAATAAATTTTATTATATTTTCAAAATCTTTGGCTATGTATTTTACACAGTCGTAAATTCTTTCAAGTTGTTTAAAATTCAATTTTAATTCGTCTATTTGTAGATTTATTTCTTCAACATCTTGACTTTCTTCTATTTTATCAAGTGTTGATTTATTTATTTTTATCTCCGAATTATCTATTAATTTTTTCTGTAATGTTTTGATTATATATTTCTTTTTTTGCTCAAGTGATTTAATTTCTTGTTCAGTTTCTGACAAGACGTTTGCCCAATATGATTTTTCTCCTGGAACTTGATTAAGTTTATCAGCTAAACTAAGCATATCGATATTTGTGGCAAATTCGGCATACTTTTTAGCATAAAACTTTCTTTTTTCAGAATTATTCATAATCAATTATTCTTTATTATAAATAATAATATGAGAATGTCAAGAACTGATGCTA